GCATCGGACGGGTTGATGCCCAGCGTGTCGGCATCCATCCCACCTTCAAGCAACGGCGATTTCCCTGCGTTGAGCGCCCCGGTGATTTCCTTCAAGTTCTCCCGGAACTCGGCGCGCTGATCCGGTTTAAGGACGTGCGCCATCTTGAACACGACGGTCTGCATCAAGCCATTTTCGAACGTCTTGTTTGCAGCGACGTCCGCCGCCTGCGCGGCACCGAATACGTTCGCGCCGTACTGGATCACCGAAACTCCGCACTGACCATCGAGCGAGAAGCCAGGGACCAGCCAGATACGATCGGGCGGAATTTCACGTTGGCGGCCGTCCGATTCGGTGTAACGGTAATTGAGAACTCCGTTACCACGTTTGCTGATCGCGAGCCGGCGAGGATCGAGGAAGTTGAGCCCTACTACCTTGCCACCGAGCATCAGCTTCTCGGCCCGCGCATTACCCCGCAACAGCATCGAGGCGACAACTGACTCCCAAAAGACGGACGCCGTCGTGTCTGCATTCGGCTGATCATGAATAATCCAGTTGAGCGGATGCGACGACGCCGTACGCTTGCCCTTACCGGTCTTCTCGTACATCGACAGCGGCAGCGTGGAGATCGTCTCGGAGATCAGACGAACACAGCCCCACACGGCCGACAGCTGAAGCATCGATTTTTCGGTGACAGACTGCCCACTGGATGATCCAGCGGCCAGATATGCATCCCAGAACGCACCGTCTGAAAGGCCGATAGGCACGCCGAGCCAGTCCAGAACCGCGGCTTTAATCCGCCCTGGCTTCTTCGCAGTTCCTTTCATGCGATCAGAGGTTCTCTCAGGAAGTCATCGAAGTTGCCCTCATCACTGTCGCCAGCGACGGAAACGCCGACGGCCATCAGGAGAGCAACCATGTCATCAATCTTGTCGGCGGACCGCTTCCGGTCTGGCGCCATGTTCAGGTTCTGGTCCCTTCGCGCGACGAGGTTCGACGCGCACCACGTGAGGACTGGGTCGCCGCCATGGGCGACGTTCCCACCGATGTAAGCGCGCTCCAAAGCCTGCATCGCCGGGTGATACGACTTCGGCCCTTGAACAAACTCGACCAGAGGCACGTCCTTCTCAACCAAGCGGTTTACCAAGTCCGACGCGTTCCATCTGTCGTAGCCGATGTTCTGCACGTTGAATCGAGCAACCGCGTCAAGCACGGCCGCCTCGATCACTGCATAGTCGGTGACGTCCCCGTCGGTTTGCTCAATGAGGCCGGCGGTGACCCACGCCTGATACGGGACGGTTCCGCGCTCAGTTCGTTGCGATACCGCATGAGCTGGCACCCAGCGCCGCCCCCAGGTTAGGAACACATCGCCCACCCGCCAGACGAGCCGGAGAACGGTCAAGTCGCTCGTGCTGGCAAGATCGAGGCCGCCCCAGCAAGGCACACCGACCAGTGCGTCCAGATCCACCGGAGCTGAGCACTTTCCCCAGCGTCCTAAATCAATCCAAGCATCGGCAGAACTCGCGGGCCGATTCAGGCGCTTGATCTTGAATTCGGCGTGCTTCGAGGGCATTTGCCTCGCCTCGATCGCCTCTTTCCGAATCGCATTTAGCAGGTGCGGGTTCGCATCGAGCAGAGGATTTGCCTTGATCCAGACATGCTCATCGAAGTCCTCATCGGCTTTTATGCCAGCAGCCTTATCCTCTTCGTCAACCGCGTAGAAGACGACAAGGAAGTGGTCGGCCGTGGTGCCGAAGACGCCAGCAAGAAGCTTCTTTGCGAACTGCCGTATCTCGGCCCATGGGCCGGGATTGGTGTATCCCTCTGTCGTCGTATAAAGCCATAGCGGATTTCTACGCGCGCCCGCTGCCGACGTAAGAACATTCAACAGGTCGGCGGACTTGTGAGCATGAATCTCATCGAGTCCAACATGCGACGGGTTCAAGCCGTCTTGCGTGGATGCCTTTGCGTGGATCGGCTTAAAGCTGCCAAGCGTCTCTTCTCGCGAAATCGACTTCGCCCAGACTTCCAACCCGAACGCAGCGCGTAAATCACTGGTCTTCTCGACCATCTTCTTCGCGACGCCGAAGATGATTGACGCCTGGGGAAAAGTCGTCGCAGCGCTGATCACCTGCGCGCCCGGCTCATCTTCACAGCATTGGCAGTACAGCAGAATCGCCGCAGCTAAAGTTGATTTCGCATTCTTCCGCGCGACAGCGAAAAGCGCGGAAGTGAAGCGCCGACCGCCTTCTCGGTTCCGAAATCCGAACAACTGCACGACAAAGAACACGTGGGAGGCATGCAGAACGATATCCGGCGTTTCCCACTTGCCTTCAACGTGCGGCAGCTTCTCTATGAAATCGCATGCGTCGCATGCGTGCCAGTCGTCGAAAATGAATGGGTTGCCCTTCTTCTTGGCCCGCTTCAGATCGTCGAGAAATCGTTGCGCGGCTTGGCGAATCAGTTTCCCGAACTTCTTCCGCTTCTTGTCGGCGACCGCTTCCTTGGCATAGTCAGTCGCGATCTTTACGTAATCACGCACTACGCCGGCCATTGGTCGCAAACTTGTTGCCCGCAGGCTTCTCGCCGCCGATAGCCGCTTTACTGCGCGAAGCTGGGCCGCTCATGCAGAAATCAGAAAAAAGTCCCCTGAGATAGTTACCTTCAGACGCAGTGAGTGAAATGCCAGCGCTGGCCTTTTGGGTCCACATCTGCCACTCGTAGCAGACAATAGTGAATGCGTTCAAATCAACAACTTGGATCACCCCTGCTTTAACAAGCCGCGGCCCCTCCCTATTCCAGAAAGCAGCGCCAACCGCATTCAGCATTGGCGGCGGCTCAGGAAACTCCTCGACCAGATCAAATTCGATCGCCTCGGGGGCCTCCCGGTCTGGTCTATCGGTCCCGGCCAAGACCTTGAGGCTCGGAGGCTTAGGCTTCCGACCTCGCGTCATTTCAATTCCCTAAAAAAACGTTTTCTGAATTTTGACGGCGTGAAAAAATGACTCCGCGCCCGTGCCGGGAGCAAAACGATTCAAAGTTTTGACCTCCCCCCACCCGTCAAACGCGAACCACTCTCATTTGACGGGGAATTCCCGAATCCGCCGTTCTCTTTTGCCGTCTTGGCCGAGTGGCATGGCACGCACAGCGTCTGCCAGTTGCTGCCGTCGGGCGGGTTGTTGTGACTGTCGCCATCCACGTGATCGACGTGCGCTTCGCCCTTGCCTGCGACTATTCGCCCGCACGCCTGACACGTGAACCTGTCGCGCCTCAGCGTGAACTCGCGAATCGCGAGCCAGCGCTTTACACCGGTGTGCATCTCGCGGCGCGTCTGCCGACTCAGTTCCGGCAGTTCATGTCGGGCCGTCGAGGGCAACGCTGGCCTGTGCTTAGACGGTCGCGTCGGCATTACCCTGCGAGACCGCCGTAACTCGGCACAGCGTCTTCCTGCATCTCGGGTTCGGCACCATCGACCATCGCGTTCGTCAGAGCTGACAGGCTTTCAGCCAATGCGAAGTTGCTTCGCGCATGCTCTGACAGCGCATCGATGAGTGCTTCGATTTTGGCTTCGAGAGGATGCGGCATAGCGGAATAGAAAAAGCCCGCCGAAGCGGGCAAAGATCACACGTCGAGGAGACAGCGAGAAACGAAAAAGCCCGCGAGGCTCTCACCGTCGCGGGCTTTGGCTACACAAACTCCAGCCTTTCAGAAATGATACGGAAATCACGAAAAGTGTGCAGAACTATTTTGTGCAAGATTTATTGCACACTTTCTGCGGCGCGCCGAAGGACTCCACTCATCTTGTACGCACGCTCGGCGAAGCGATACATCCGATAGTAAAACGTTCGGCGCGAGATGCCCATCGCCGCGGCAATGCTTTTCACCGGGCGAAAGCCATGGTTATAGAACAATGCAAAGCAGAGTGCTTCTTCCGGCTCTTGCTCCGCGAGGCCATGGACCGCCATGTTGAAGTACGGCATCTCGGGCAACAGCTCAGCATCAGGCTCGCCAACCCCGCTCGCCTTGGGCTGAAACTGCGCCAGCAGGTTTCCCGGTACAGGCGGCGCAAAGAACTTACGAGTGCGGCACCACTGCCCGTATTGCAGGCAGAGAATGTGCAGTTGTTGGTCAGTCATTGCCTTCGGCCTCCAGCCCAAGCAGTCGGTCGCGGTATGGTGCCCATCGGTCGTACGCTGCATTGAAGAGTCCTCGCTTCTCGTCTCGTGTCAATTTGTTGCCCTGGTCGTACTCGGCGTGGCATGTGAAGCACGCTGGCACCGTCAATCTGTCCGGCGTCTTGAGCCCCATTCCCTTTCCTTCATTCCGATGCGCTGGCACCGTCGTGCGCCAGTCCCCACAACACACTCCCGGGATTTGCAGGTAGCATGGCTGCCCTGCGCAAGCGGCCAGCGCCGCCTTGTCGTGTCCCGATCGCTTCTTGCGCGACTTGCGCTTAAACGTCGTACCCGTGAACGCTGCCGCGCCGCAGAACGGGTTGAGCGCCGCCGGCGCATTACGCTTGAATCCGGTGCGCCGCATTGGCTTCTTGCGCTGGATCACTCCGTCTCATCCGTGGCTCGTTGATTGATGCGGATCTCAATTTCCGCTTCTGCACGCGTTCCGGAGCTCATGCTGCTGGTGGTAGATACCCAACACCTCGTTATAGCGACTCCCACTCCGCCAATCGTCACACCCGCCTCCGCTGCGACCGCCTGCGCGAGCAGTTCGTTTATCTGGTCGTGATCCAATTTTGCGTAGATGACCTCCTCATCGACGCGCTTACGCCGAATTGATATCGCGTTCATCGCATTTCCTCGCAGAGTTGTTGATGAGAGCGGGCATACCGGTCATACGCCTTCATCGGCCTCCACTTCGGTCGATAAGGACCGGTGGCGATGCTCGGCCTTGCCGCACGCGGTGCGATCTTTGCGCGTTGAACCGGTGCCGCCACCTGTACGGTGGCTGTCGACCGCGTGACCGCGAGCCCGAATTCGAGCCCGCGAGATTCCTGCCGGATTACGAGAAGACCTTCGTTGACGAGCTCGACCACCAACCGATTCACCAGGTTGCGCGAGACTCCACAGATATCGGCCAGCGCCTGGCGGCCGTACCACTCGCCCTTGTCCATGCCGTCCAGAATCACGTTTTTCATGCCACCTCCAGCGCCTTCTGAATCGTCTCGATTGCAGTCCCATTCGAGACCATCGCCCCCGTGAATCGAAACACCCTCCATCCTGCGAGCGACGCGGTGTTGTACTTCTCCGCGTCCGCTTGAAACCCGCTTCCACGCGTGTGACGCCCTCCCGTCCAGATGCCGCCCTCGACTTCCGCGGCGATCATCCTGTCCGGCCAAGCAAAGTCGAAGCGCCACATCCGCGGAGGGGCAAATCGGTGTTCCCGCACCGGCTCAGGAACCTTCCGTGCCCGGCAATGAAACGCAAACAGCAGTTCCAACTGGCTTTCCCGCTTAGGGCTCACTTTCCCTTCCTCCGGATGTGTTCGATGTATGCCCGCAATTCCTTGTCCTGCCTCTCCGCCGCCTCATCACCAAAGCGCCGCCTCACCCTCTCAACAAGCGCCCTCGCCGCGTTCCCGTGTCCCGCCAGCGCCGCCCGTGCGGCATCGTCGAAGTGCCGCCAGCACTCTGCTTGCTTCAAGCGATCAGCCTCGCCGGCTCAGGCATGCCGGCATACGGCAGCAGCTCGGAGACCGCCGTGCGCGTGTAGCCCACCAGTGGTGTGTCGCTACCACCAGCCATCACGGCACGGGCCAACTCGGCATTGCCAATGAGCACCGTCCCCTGTGACTGGAAGCCCGCGCGCGTATTGGTCGTTTCGGCGATCCCGATCAAGACCGGTGGATACTCGGGCACTTGGCTACGGCCTCGGTAGCCGCGGTACCGATTCACAAACTCGTTCTTCACGAACGGCCATTCGGATTCGTCCTTCGTACCCAGCGAGATCCAACCGCCCATTTCGAAGACAACTCGATGCGTCAACGCGTCATCGAAGGCGACCGACGAGTACGTGCCGACCTCACGCACGGCCTTGTCGACCTTGTGCCAGGCCAGCAAGGCGGCATCCTGCGTCGAGCCCTCCAGCATCTTCACAACGTCGGCGGGCTTCGGAAGAAACTGCCCAGCATCGGGGTTCGCGGCATGGCGTCCCAACGCATCGCGCACCGCTGCGAGATCGAAAGCCTTCATTGCGCCCCACCAGACCTGCCCAACGAAGTCCGAGTAGTCTTGGCGGTAAAAGGCGTAGACGTTGCTGATGAGCGAAAAGAACTCGACGGAATCGGTCGGTTTCATGCGTTCTCCCCTGCCATGATCCGAGCGGCCTGTGCAGCGGCGATCTCTCGGTTTCGTTGCTCAAGCAGCTCCTGCTTGTTCAAACCCGCTCCAGCGCCGCCACCCGTCAGCGGCTTCTCGTTGCGGACCCAATTGCGCCACGTTGCGTCCCAGTCGGTCTTCCGCCCTTGCTGTCCGGATTTCGCTGTCCAGTAGTCACGGAACTTGTCCGCTACACGACGAACGTGGTCGGCGGTCCAGGTCGGCTGCTCTTGCAGTGCCCAATCGCCCAGCGCTTTGGTGAGAATCCAGTTTTCGGGTAAGCGCGTTCCGCGCGCACCACTGTTCCTTCCCTGTTCATTACTGTTAACTACTGTTACGGGTACCGAATTTGGGACTGTTTCCGGTGAAATTTGGGACTGTTTCGAGTCGGAATTGGGACTGTTTGAGGGGGAATTCGGTACTGTTCCGTTTTCGGAACCGTTCCGTTTTTGGAACCGTTCCGATTTCGGGTTGCTTTGGCTGCGAGGGCCCACCTTTACCTCAACGCCTCGCTCGACGTTGATTTGGTACACGACGATCTGCCTGGTGCGTCCAGTGCGCTCGCCCGTGTCCGTAATCCACCCGGCATCCTTCAAGCGATCGATGTTGGCCAAGACGGTCTTGCGATCCTGCTCGGTCCAAGCGATGAGGGTGTCGATGCTCGGGAACGATACGAAGTCTTCGCTGGCGAAGTCTGCGAGCGCCATCAGAACCGATTTTGTTGGGCCTTTCCCCACCTTTTGGTGGCGCGCCCAGGTGATTGCGTCAAGGCTCATTCCGACGCCCCGACTTTCACGCGGAACAGCGTCAAGCCACGGCGAATCGGATTGGCCTCGATGTAGCCGGCCGCCTCCAGCGCCTTGATTGAGTCGCGCACTGCCGATTCCGACATGCCGCAGTCACGCGCCAGGCGGCTGACCTTCGGCGACGATTCGCCCGTCGACATGACCGCGTGGTGGCTCAACGCCAACAGCACGATCTTCTCGGTGTGGCGCAGCTCGACGCCCCACGCTTGATTGACTCGATGTGCACTCATGGGGGCTCCTCAGTGGTCGCACGGCATCTCGCCGTTCGGCTGGCGCACAGCGCCACAGCTAATGCAGATGTTGGCAGTTATCCCGATATCGGGACCAAAGCTCGCGCGGGCGAGACGTGAATAGAACTCCGACTGGGCGTCGACGGGCGGTGACGAAGTACCGTCGGCAACTTCTGACTTGATGGCTTTCTCGCTCACTTCGCCGCGCCCTCCAGCCCGATGGGGGCTTCACCGGTGGTCCACATTGCCATCTCGACTGCGCCAACTAACGACTTCTTCACCGAAATGTCGTTGATCAGGCTGTTGTGCAAACGTGGCAGCTCACCTGGGTCAATGCCGTCCAGCAGGTCGGTAGCGTCGGATTCCGTCCTGTGATTCGCATGAACAATCGACTGCACGATCTGCTGCGGACTGAGTTCGTCGCTATCGAAGAGCGTGCGCACACGAACCGATACGTCTACCGGCGCAAGCCAGGCGTTCAGGTATGACAGGCGAATGTCTGCCGGCATGGCGGCCAAGATCGAGCGCTCGAAGTTCGCCGGCAGCAGGTTCGTGTCTTTCGTCCGGTCATCCAGCCACCGGAAAATCCGATCCGCCGCGTTCTTCGCAGCGGTGAACGCGTCGCCGGACATGTCGAACTCAAGTCGCGGCAGCGCATCACCGCCCCACGCTCTGTGAGCCTCAACGATTTGCAGAGCAACGGTCTCGCGGCTGCCCGCGCGCTGGCGCCACGCGTCGACGTGATCCGACAGGATGGCAAGCTTCGTTTTGTGCGATTCGTTTCGCATGTATTTCTCTCCTCGTGCGCCTACAGTGATACGCATGCAACCACTACTCAAATCTGGCGAGTCCCCCGACGGTGCTAAGCTGTGCGCTCTTCACTTCGTACAACTCAACATCCATCGAGGGACTCATGGACTTCAAATTCTTGTCGGCTTACCATCCGTTCGACGCAGCGCCGAACAAACTTCGTGTCGAACTTGCCATCGTCTTGTCGGAAGACACCGCCATGGAGGAAGCCCAAATAACGGTGTTCATCGAACCATCAGACGTCAAAGAAGTTTCAATCTCCGAAATCGAGCGACTGGCCGTTATTCGGGCGAAAGAACTACTAGGGGTCTAACCTCGCCAGTTCAATCCGCCCTGCCGGACATCCGCATCACTGCAACTGAACTCCCGCGAGATCGACTCCAGCGTCGTAACGACGATCTCGCGGCCATACTTCTTTGCCAGGTATCGCCACAGCGAGATTTCAAGCGATTCCGGCATCACCACGCCGTCAATCTGAATCGAGGCGCCGGCGTACTCGACTTGTGCGGTACCGGCGATCGCCAACGTGAGCGAAACAGCCGCCTGATCGCCGGCTACCACCCGAGTTGTCACGCTTTGCACGCGCGGAATTCGCACGCCATCAACGTCCACGTGACCGCGACCGGCGCCGTCGACTTCGATACTTACCTTCGAGGTGTTGGTCATTCCGATTCCTTTTTTTCGGCCAAAAGACGGTTCAAATTTCGATGGAGGGTTTCTTGGAAGTGCTCCATCGTCGCTTGCCGGATGAGCGCCCGCCTGACCTCACGCCGCGGATTCATGGTCTTCAAGCGCAATTTGCCGTTGATGCACTCGAACCGGCTTTTGCGCTTCGCCTCACGCACATCGCGAGGCAGTTGCCTCTCGACTTCGCGCTTTTTCTGTTCCCACCACTCGCTGAGCTCAGTCATTTGGTCTTCACCAGGCTTCGATGGAATTCATCTTTGAGAAAAGTTCCGACCATGCGCCAGAATTCGTCCTTGGACTTCTCCAGCTCGTCGATCAGCGTCCATTCCTTGCTGTCTTCGAACATCGTTTCGCTGAACGTGATCGCCAAGGCTCGCGCCAGCATTGACGCGCGGATCGTCGAGATGCCGTCAATCCGGGTGCACTTCATGCCACTTGGCAGCGCAACCGGAGGAGCGTGCACCCCAAGCGCCGCCCAGATCCGGTCGAATTCGCGGGAGACCGTAAATAGCGCATTGCGGAGGGTGCCGTTCATGTTGATCGGTTCTTTCACTTGCTCTCTCCAGTAGCGCCGCCGGCCAGCTCGGGCCAATAGAACATCCAGTCTTTGCAAAGCAGTGTCCGAGATACCCCAGATCTGTCTTCGAATGCCTTGGCGTATTTCGCGGGAACCGACCCACTCCGAACCCACTGCTGCACGGTTTGGTAGTTGCGAACTCCCAACACCTTTGCGGCGGACACCGGGCCACCCAAGTTGTTGATCGCGCGGGAGATGTTGTGAGCATTGGTCATGGGCAAATCCTAATACAAGAAAAACTAGCATGCAAGATTTTCCTGCAATGACACAAGGTCGTCTTGTGTTTACCCTCGCGCGCATGAACTCAATTCATGCCCGCATCAAAGCTCTTCGCGAAAAGCTGTCAATTTCGATGGAGACGCTCGCCTCTACGGTCGGCGTGTCATGGCAGACGGTTCAGCAGTGGGAGAACGGCAAGACGGCACCACAACGCAAGCGACTGCAGGCCGTCGCGGACGCGCTGCATACAACGGTTGATTTTCTGATGACTGGCGGAGAGGCCACTGCAGGAGATCAGGAGTTCGTGACGATCAAGCGGCTTGATGTCAAGCTGTCTGCGGGCCACGGCCATGTGGTTGAAAGCGAAGACGAAAAGAGCCGCCTGTCGTTTCGTGCCGACTTTCTTAGATCGGCTGGCGCCACGCCAGATAGCGCGGTCTCCGTGACAGTGAAGGGCGATAGCATGGAGCCGCTTATTCCAGACGGTTCTACGATCCTCGTGAATCGATCCGATACGACTGTCGTGAACGGAAAGGTCTACGCAATTCGCCAGGACGGAAAATTGCTGGTCAAGCGCTTATATAAGGTAAGGGGCGGAGGGTTCGTGGCACGCTCCGAAAATACAAGTGGCGCCTACTCCGATATCCCACTCGATAGTGATCATCCTGATTTTGACATTCTCGGGCGGGCGTTCTGGGTGGGCTTCAAACTCTGATGCGCGCGTGAGCGGTCGAAATCGGATGTTGTCCAACTTCTTACGGGGTGCACAATGTCCGCAGTTGATTCGCAAGGCCAGCCGCTCAATCTGGCATTTCGGTCGCAAGCCGTCGCTGAACGGAAAATCGACGAGCTCATAGGCATCGTCAAAGGCGTCATTGCTGACGGCGAGATCTCACACTCAGAGGCCGAGTTTGTTCTCAAATGGCTCGACAGCAATCGTGACGTCGCTACACAATGGCCGGCGAACGTGCTCTACCCTCGGCTCGAACAGGCGCTTTCCGATGGGTTTCTAGATAGCAGCGAGGAAGGCGAGCTTCTGAGGCTTATGCTCTCAACGGTTGGCGGCAACTCTTCACAGAACGCGGGCGAATCGTCAAACTCTACGTCCTTGCCGGTCACTAACCCGCCACCTGAGATTGAATTCCAAGGCCGTACATTCTGTTTTACCGGAAAGTTCTATTCGGGCACGCGCGACTGGTGCCATACCCAAGTAAGCGCTCGCGGGGGCCTACCGACTGACGGTATCACGAAGAAGCTGAACTACTTGGTAATTGGCGAAATCGGATCGCGAGACTGGCTGCATTCGACATACGGAACGAAAATAAAAAAGGCGGTTGAATACGCCACGAGCGGAGTTCCTATAGTCATCGTCACTGAGCAGCACTGGGCAGACCACATCTAAGTCCATCAAGCATTTCATCAACGGTCCGCAGCGCGGGCCGTTTTTGTTTGAGCTATCGATAATCGATTAGCGATCCAAATTTCGCATCGACACGCATACTAGTTTTTCTTGCATGCTAGTTTTTCTTGTGCAATTATTCGTCTCAACGCAGCACACATCGCTGCCCGCCCGCAGGTCGGGGCGCTCCTTAAAAACTCAGTTACCGATAGAACACGCCGATGGCGTCCGCTCTTCGCGGGCGCGGCTAGGCGCAGGGCGGAACCCTCTACCCCTGAGACACAAGACCGGAGGCTATCCAAGCGCCGCCTGGCTGCTTCGTGCGGCTATAGAACGTCGCTTGGATTGAAGAGATGCAGCGCCGCCGTGAGCCGGCTCAGCCGGGAGTAGCACGGGGCTCTGCATCCACACATGATGTATCTGAGGCGGCTTTCTTCCGAGAGCTGCGCCATATACATGAGGAGGAACCATGTCGATTGATTTGGCGCTGTTCTGCGCCCACTCGGACGATCCGCGCACCGACCTTCACAAACCGTGGTTCGACGCAGGATGGATTGCCGCAACGGACGGCGCAGTGATGGTCGCGTTGAACGCCGTCGAAGCAGGGGAAACGCCGCGCGCAATCGAGAAGCGGCTCGGAAGCGTGGCCCGCTTCATCGAAGCAACTGCTGAGCAGCTTGATGCCCACGAAATTCACTTCCCGGGCGGACCGCGTAACAAATGTGAGGCTTGCAATGGCGCCGGCTACGAACTCAGCATCAAATGCAAAGCCTGTGATGGCGAAGGGGAGTTCTCACACTGCAACCACACGTACGCATGCAAGTCGTGCGATGGGGAAGGGTTTCACTTCTTTGCCGCTTCGGCTACGCAGGCGGGCGCAGTGCGATGCCAGGAGTGCAACGGATTCGGGGAAGAGAGCCGCCCTGTACAGATCGGAGCGGGTTGGTTTCAGGAAAAGTACCTCCGCCGTATCGCTGACCTACCCGATGTTCAGTTCTTTCCGTCAGTGGATCCAACGCAGATGGCGAAGTTTGTCTTCGACGGCGGCATCGGGTTTCTGATGCCGTATCGCCACGCTTAGACACCTCCCCGGAGAGGGAACGCCCCCGATGATGCAGGCGTGACCGCCGCGAGAGTGCGGCACCTGAATTCAAGTTTCTGCTGCCGGGCTGACAACCAACTGTCTATAAAACAGCAAACAAACGACGAGTCGGCTTAGTCGTTGCGGGAGCCATCCCTGTAATGAGGCGCAAACGCTGATGCGCGAGACGATGGCTGTGCGGCGTCCCGGTTTCGACTTGGGCGTTCGGACATGCGTGACGGCCCGGAGAGACGGGCACCTTCAAGTGAGCAGACCCGCGTCGGCGCGGCGACGTTAAATAGCCCGTACACCGTCCCCCGGTTGCTGGAAGGGTCTGCTCTCTTGAGGGTGAATGAACACGCCCGTGCACGGGGGCTTGATAGCCGGAGATCAGCGCTGGCCACTCTCTTCACCGATTCAAATCTCATGCCATTACTACTGATTTTGCTGCCGCTCCTTTGGGCGCGAGCGGCGGCTTATCCGCGTCTGTGGCGAGCGCCGCTCAGACGCCTTCGACGAACGCGCAACACGGCCGTGCCGATGGATTACGGCTAGGTGCACATCTCTCGCGCCCGCTTAACGCAGCAGAGCGAGCCTGACCGCTCACAGGCCCATGACGGACATGGTTAAAGCCGTAGCCCCGGTGTTTTGCCGGGGCTTTCCCTTCTCCCCTTTCGAGGTTTCCCCATGAGGCTCGCTGCAGTCGTGATTTCGCTCGCCCTTCTTCTGTCCGCCTGCACTGACGCCAGCACCGCACAGCGCGTCCTCGAAGGCGCAGGCTACACCAACGTTCACCTCACTGGCTATGAGTGGGCAGCCTGTAGCAAGGACGACACCTACTCCACTGGCTTTACTGCGACGGGCCCGACAGGTCGGCGCGTCAGTGGCGCCGTCTGCTCGAGTTGGATGTTCAAGAACGCAACAATTCGCCTCGACTGAGGAGATCAACATGTTTGCAACTGAGATTCGCCAATACCAAAACGGCTGGTGCGACGCCATGCGCGGCGCGCCTTGCCAGTCCAATGAACTCGCGTACCGGCTCGGGTATCGCGACGCGACCAACTGAGGCACCGATGATTGATCGACTCCTCATCTCGACGGTCAACGGCGCCGACCGGTGGATCCGTCGGCACCCGAAAGCGGCCTGGGCGATTTGGGGCGTAATGCTCGTCTCCTGCCTCTATGTGAGGTGGCGGTCCGGCGTATGAGGTCAGCCGCAAAAAGAGCGGCAGCCGTCCGCGCGTGGAAAGAGCTACGCCCGCTTATGAATTACCAGCCGTCCCGGACTCCTCCCCGCTCTGGCTCACCGCGTTGCCGTGAGGACTTCGAAGCCAAGCAGGCGCGTCGCGATGCCCTCGAAAAGCACGCGGCCATCCTCCTCGCGGCCCTTGCTTTCTACATCAGGGCCGACGCCGAACGCGGCGACTGACCGCCGCCAACCTCTCACGAAAGGAATCAGACATGTGGTTTCGCAATCTCCAGATTTTCCGCATCAGTGAGTGGACGCTCAGCAACGAGCGTCTTCTCGAACGACTTCAACAGAATGCCTTCCGCGATCCCTCGGCGATGGAAATGCACACGGCCGGATGGTGTGCATCGAGAGATGGCGAGGATCTCGCTCACATTGTCAATCGCCAGATCCTGCTGGTGTACCGCACGGAGAAGAAGCTACTTCCGGCTTCGGTGGTTAACCAGGTGACCCGAGCGAAAGCCGTCGACCTCGAGGAGCAACAGGGCTTCAAGCCTGGGCGCAAGCAGATGCGCGAGCTCAGGGAGCAGGTCATCGACGAATTGATGCCGCGAGCCTTCGGCATACGGCGCGATACTCGCCTCTGGGTCGACCCTGCGAACCGCTGGCTGATCGTGGATGCCGCCTCCACTGCGAAGGCGCACGATGCCATCGGCTTCTTGCTCAAGACGATCGACATCGGCATCGCCAACGTGCAACTGAACGAAGCGCCTGTTGCGGTCATGACCTCGTGGCTTGCCGCAAACGAGTCGCCAGCCGGGTTCAGCATCGATCAAGACGTTGAACTGCGGTCGAACGCCAACGAGAAAGCCGCAGTGCGTTACGTTCACCTCCCGCTCGACGGCGATGATATCCGCCGGCACATCCAGTCGGGGAAGCGCTCTACTCGACTCGCGATGACATGGAACGACCGAATCTCGTTTGTGCTGACCGATGCATTCACCATCAAGCGCGTGACTCCTCTCGACATTCTCAAAGAAGCCGCAGACCCGACGGCCGAGAGCGAGGCCGAGAGGTTCGACGCGGATTTCCTGCTCATGGCCGGCGAACTTTTGCGCCTGATCAGCGACTTGATCGAAGCCGTTGGGGGCGAGCGTACGGACGAACATCCGAAGCTCTGCTGACCCGGCAAAACCCACTCCCCATACGGCGGACACCCTTCCAAGGGATTCCGAGAACACATCCGTACCGCCGTCGACCGCGAACGAGGAATGAAATGACCGCTGTCCCGTCCTTCAAACAGAAGATCAACGACAAGGAAATCCGGCGCGCGGATGCGATGAAGATCCGCTACGAGGATATCCACGTCGAACCTGGCTTCAACCTTCGCGCCTCGCTCGATCTTCTGGAAGGCGAGGCACTGGAAGCTGCCAAAGAAGATGACGAAAGCCTATTCCGCCACATCATGGCGGGCGGCCAGTACCCGGCGCTCGAAGTTCGGCCCCGCGCCGATGGTGGCGTCTGGCTTGTCGACGGGCACCGCAGGCATGCGGCCATCGGCCGCGCCGACAAGGCGGGTGCTCCGCTTCGCGACAAGACTGGCGAGTTGATGGTGCGGATTGAGGCGTTCGACGGAAACGATGCCGATCGCACGCTTCGCATTCTTTCGAGTGCCCGCGGCCGGCATCTTCACCCGCTCGAACAGGCGTTCGGCTATCAGCGATTGAGCCGCTTCGGCTGGGACAACGCACGCATCGCCGAGGCTAACCGCGTCTCGCCTCAATGGGTTGGAAAGATGCTCCTGCTGGCCGGGGCAAACTCAGACGTTCATCGTCTGGTGTTTGCCGGCAAGGCAGCTGCGTCTGTCGCGGCAGAGGCGGTGCGGATGCACGGCGAACAGGCCGGGGCCTTCCTCGCAGGCGAGTTGGAGAAGGCCGCAGTCGGCGGAAAGACGAAAGTCACGAGTAGTTCGGTCCGATCAAAAGCGCCGCCCCGTAAGGCGGTAACTGCCTTCGTATCGCGGGTCGGCTCCTTCGTGACCTCCTTGGGGCCCGGAACCATTACAGCGCTAACCACTAGCGAAAGTGACTTTCCAGTCACCGTGAGTTCGCTTGCCTTGCGCGAACTGCTCGCCGCTCACGCCGAACTCGGCGTTGCCACGGCGCCCCAATCCCCCTCCGAAGGAAGCTGAAATGCGTATCCCTGTGCCGGCGTTCATCGTCGACGCCATTATTGCGCGCGCACAGCGCACGCCATACTTTGACCTCGCGGGTTACATGCAGCGCTGGTGGATCAAGAAGCCACGTGGCCACGACGCGGACGTCGCCGAAAATGGGCGTCGCGATACCAG